AGTTCATTGGGTGTTCATACTCAGGAGCGCTTGCTATGGGGTTTAGTAGGAAAGTGCGACAACTGTTGCGGGAACCTTCTTATAAAACTGCGTTTCCTACAAGACTTGATCCGGATTCACAGTCAGCTGAGGCTTGGTTGACTACTGGTGGCGGTGGATATGTGTCTGCTGGTGTCGGCGGTGGTATCACGGGTAAAGGTGCGCACGTATTGTTAATTGATGACCCAGTAAAAAACAGAGAAGATGCAGAGTCTCAACATAATAGAGATTCCAGTTGGGATTGGTACACTTCTACTGCTTATACTAGACTTGCTCCAGGTGGCGGCATATTGGTTATTCTAACTAGATGGCACGATGACGACCTAGCAGGTAGATTGCTAAAAGCAACTACTGAAGGTGGGGATGAATGGGAAGTTGTGCGATATCCAGCGATTGCAGAATCAGATGAAAAGTTTCGTAACGAAGGTGATCCGCTGCACGAGGAACGTTACAATTTAGAAGCATTAGATAGAATCCGCAAAGCGGTAGGGCCCCGGGATTGGTCAGCGTTATATCAACAAAATCCTGTATCAGATGATGGTGATTATTTTACGCGAGAGATGATACAGTATTTTGAACCTGATGATATCGATGAGGATCGTATGCGTTACTATTGCGCATGGGATTTAGCGATTGGTCAAAAAGATCGTAACGATTACTCGGTTGGGATAGTTGTGGGGGTAGATGAATACGATAGACTATTCCTAATGGACGTAGTTCGTGGTAGATTTGACGGATTCGAATTAGTAGAGCGTATACTAGATTTATATGAGCTATGGCGACCATCTATTGTTGGTATCGAAAAAGGTCATATAGAAATGGCGTTGGGGCCTTTTTTAGAAAAGCGTATACGCGAACGTGGGCTATACGAAGCCTACATTAAAGATTTGAAAACGGGAAGACGAGATAAAGAAGCTAGAGCTAGGGCTATACAAGGACGTATGCAACAGGGTATGGTGTTCTTACCAAAGAACGAAGTGTTTACTGGCCCATTAGTAGCTGAGTTATTAAGGTTTCCTAATGGTGTACATGACGACCAAGTGGATGCACTTGCATGGGTAGGGTTAATGATGACAGAATTTAGTTCTTTTTCAGAGCGTATTGTTCAAGAACCCTCATGGAGAGATAAACTTGAAACCCTTTCTAAAGATCCAAAAATTAAATCTGCTATGAGAGCATAAATAATGGCAATACTACCTAAAAAACGCAAAATGTCCCCTGGCGAAGAAGAAGTTATAACAAGAACGCAGTGGGATAGGTACGTAAGAGCCAGAGATAATGGTCATTTAGATTATGTAGACTTAGCTAAAAAATGTGATGCGTATTATCAGGGCGAACAATGGGATTCTACAGATATTGCAGCACTTGATGCTGAAGGAAGACCTGCACTAACGATTAATACTATTTTACCTACGATTAATACAGTACTTGGCGAGCAGTCAACTCGTAGAGCAGATGTTAGATTCAAACCAAGGCGCGGTGGTGACCAAGAAATAGCAGATGTGCTTACTCGTTTGTACATGCAGATTGCAGATAACAATAAACTTGATTGGTTAGAGCAACAAGTGTTCTCTGATGGGTTAATAATGGACGGTCGTGGGTACTTTGATGCGCGTATAGACTTTTCTGACCACATTGAAGGCGAAGTTCGCATCATGTGCAAAGACCCTTTGGATATTATAATTGATCCAGATGCAAAAAATTCAGATCCTAAGTCTTGGAACGAAGTATTTGAGACTAAGTGGATGACACTTGACGAAATAGAAGAAATGTATGGTAAAAAACCTGCAGAACGACTACGGTTTATTGCAGAAAACGGAAATAGCTACGGCAGAGACTCCGTTGAGTACTACGAAAACACTTTTGGGGACAATGACGCAATAGAAGACTACGTTTCAGCGCCAATACCAGACACTGATGACTATAGGAACGTTAGAGCGTTAAGAATTATAGAAAGACAGCACAGAAAACTAGTAAAAACAGACTGTTTTATAGATATGGAATCTGGTGACCAACGTTTTGTGCCAGATAATTGGTCAGAAGCTAAAGCTAAGAAGTTTGCTAAAGAACATAACCTATCAATTTACACAAAAATGCGTAGGCGCGTTAGATGGACAGTAACTTGCGACCAAGTAGTGCTCCATGATGACTGGTCGCCGTATAATGACTTTACTATTGTACCGTTTTTTGCGTATTTCCGTAGAGGACGACCATTTGGCATGGTGCGTAACCTCCTTTCGCCACAAGAACAGCTAAACAAGATATCCAGTCAAGAATTACACATAGTAAATACGACAGCTAATAGCGGTTGGATGGTAGAAAGTGGATCATTGACTAATATGCAGGTAGAAGACCTAGAAGAACATGGTGCTGAAACCGGATTAGTACTTGAGTACAACAGAGGCTCTACTCCTCCTGTAAAAATTGGCGCAAGTCAGATACCAACGGGTCTTGACCGCATTAGTTCAAAAGCTGCTGCAAATATACAGGCTATAAGTGGCATTAATGACTCTATGTTGGGTTCTGATAGCGCTGAAGTGTCGGGTATAGCCATTCAAGCTAAGCAAAACCGTGGCGCAGTAATGATTCAAGTGCCTTTAGATAACTTAAAGAAGACAAGGCAGTATTTAGCAGAGAAAGTATTGGATTTAGTGCAAAATTATTACACAGAAGAACGTGTAGTAATGATTACTAATGAAGAAGATGCTCTAAAACCTAGTGAACCTATGGTGATTAATGAAGTTACACCAGAAGGGCAGATAATAAACGATCTTACACTTGGAGAATATGATGTCGTTGTGTCTACCGCACCTGCCCGCGATACTTTTGATGAATTGCAGTTTGCTGAAGCACTAAGTTTACGTCAAGCAGGAGTTGCCATACCTGATGATGCGATACTTGAGTACTCGCACCTCAACAGAAAAGAACAATTGGCACAACGCATTAGAGTAATGACGGGTCAAGAGCCCCCAAGCGAACAAGAGGCGCTAATGCAACAGGCACAAACACAAATGGCTATGCAAACTTTGCAGCTTGAGATTGCTAAACTAGAAGCTGAGGTTCAGAAACTACAAAGCGAAGCAGCAGTTAACATGGCTAAGGCGCAAGGCGCTCAAACGCAACCACAACTAGAAGTTGCGGAGATGCAAGCCAAACTAGAAATGAAGAACAGAGAGCTAGAGCTGCGTAGAGAGCTAGCAGCACTAAGTAATCAAACCCGACAAGGGCAAACAGAAACTGCTGCAGCTGCTAAACTTGCTAGCGCAGCAATGAATACTGCAGTTAAACAACAAGAACAGGAAACTGCAGCCTTTCAAAAGGTTCCAGAAGTTAAAACGTTTTAAAAAACGAGGAAGACACCATGCTAGCCAGTTCAACAAAAAAACGCAGACAAAAAAGAGCACCAGATAGTGCAGCTTATGAAGAAAGGATGAAAAAAGCGCGAAGACCTAAAAGAGCTACAAAAAAGGTAGCAGCAAAACCATCTAAAAGACTAAAATCAGCTGCAATGAAAGGTGTTTCTTCTGGGGGCTCAACTTATGGAGAAAGACGGGCGGAAATGCTAAAACCTAAAAGAGCTAAAAAAAGGGTAGCAGCAGCCCCTAAGAAAAAAAAGCCCTTAACTAAAGAAGAAGCAAGAAAAGTAGGTTTGACGAGCGACGCTCAGTATCTTAAACGTGGCTACAGGATGAGAACAAGAAGGTTAGACACAACTGAATTTAAAAAACGTACAGACCCGAATAAAAAAATACGTGTTCCCCCTAGAGATGTTGTAGATGGGGAAATTCAAAAATACGGGTATAAGTTAAAGAAGAAAAAGAAAAAAACGCCTTCAGGAAGAACAAGATCATCATTAATAAAGAAAAGATAAGGAGAATAAGATGTACGGAATGGCTAAAAGGTCACCAGCAAAAAAGAAATCAATGGTATCTAAGAAAAAGAAACCTAAAATGACTTCAAAGAAAAAGAAAACTGTAAGAAGTACAAAGCGGTCTTACGGGTATTGAAAGCATAAGTAGTAAAAGTGTGTAGCACTTGTAAAAATTTTTATAACAGAAAGTAATCTAGGAGATAGAAATGGCTGAAGTAAAAGCAAATGATCTTGCTGATAATGAAAATGTATTTGACGCTAGAGTAGGAGCAGATCCTGTTGAGGAAGCAGAAACTCTAGACCTAAACTTTATGGATGAAGAAGAAACTCCAGCTGAAACAGTAGCTGAAACAGAAGAAACTACTGAAGAACCTGAAGTTGAAGAAGAAACAGTAGCAGAAACAGAGGAAACTACTGAAGAACCCGAGACTGAGGAAGAAACAGTAGCTGAAACAGAAGAAGCTGTTGAAGAACCAGAGGTCGAAGAACCTGTAGCTGAAGCAGAGCCAGAACCAGAGCCGAAAAAGATTATGGTTCCAAAAGAACGGCTAGACGCGGTGCTTGCTAAACAAAAAGCTTTGCAAAAACAGCTAGATGAAATGCAGGCTCAACAAAACGTGGAAGCTGAAGCCCCAGAACCCTATGATTATGATGCCAAAGAAACCCAATACCAAGAATTTGTATTAGACGGGGAGACGGCTAAAGCCGCAGCACTGCGAAAAGAGATCAGAGCAGCTGAAAAAGCCGAAATGCAGTATGAGTTTGAGAAGAAAATGGGGCTTACTGTGCAAGAAAGTCACCAAGCAAACGCATTGCAACAGGCAGCTGCAGAGTTAGAGGCTACTTTTCCTATGTTTAACCAGCATCACGAGGCATTTGACTCTGAAGCTACTCAAGAAGTAGTGGATTTACGTGATGCATTTATAACTCAAGGGTTTACTCCGGTAGATGCATTGGCAAAAGCCAGTAGTTTTGTAATAAAAGACCGAGGGGTAGTAGATCAAGCGCCAGAAAGTGCATTATCTGCTCCTAAAGCTAAGCCAGCGGTAGACGAAGTAGCTAAAAAACGCGCTAATAACGCTAAAAAGTTAAAAGCAGCAGAATCTCAACCGCCAGAACTTCCAGGAGAGAGCAGTTCTGCACATGGCGAGAAGCCAGAGTCTGATTTTTCTAACATGACAGAAGAAGAATTCAATGCTTTACCAGAGGCAACACTAAAAAGAATGAGAGGAGATATCTTATAGCTTGCACTATGTGGTTGAGATTGTTAACCTTTTCACAGATTCGCCAGTTTAAGCGATATTAAACCGAGGTCGTTACCGTAAGATGACGTTTTCGCCGGATACGGCGTTAAACATATTGGGGTCATACACCATAAAGTATGTGAAACCGTTCCCTTACGATAAAGGTATACGGAATTGCCACTCCAAAAGTTGGCTACGGGAAATTTTGAGTTAAAACTTGTAATAAATAGGAGTATATAGCGATGGCTAATACTAATTTTGCAGCTTTGACTTCAAACCAACTAACGGCTTGGAGTCGAGATTTTTGGAGAGTTGCTCGCAACTTTTCATTTATCAATCAGTTCGCAGGAACTGGGCAAAACGCTATGGTACAACGGATCACTGAACTAACTAAAAGTGAAAAGGGAACCAAAGCTGTCATAACTTTACTAGCTGATATGACCGGAGACGGTATTACTGGCGACAACACGCTAGAAGGGAACGAAGAAGCCCTCCGTGCGTATGACTTAACAATCGAACTAGACCAACTACGATTCGCAAACCGAGTTGCAGGTCGTTTAGCCGATCAAAAGTCTGTTGTAAACTTCAGAGAAACTAGCCGAGACGCACTAGCTTATGCTATTGCTGATCGTATGGATCAGTTAGCGTTCTTAACGCTTTCTGGTGTTGCTTACACTTTAAAAACTAGCGGTGCGCTAAGAACTACAAGTTCTTCAGCCGGACATGAATTAGCTGACCTTGAGTTTGCTAGTGATGTGTCTGCACCTACCACTAACCGTCACAGACGTTGGGATGCTACCAACGGATTGTCTGCTGGTGATGTAACTGCTCTAGTTGCTGCCGATACAATGCAATACAAATGTATTGTTGAGTTGAAAGCTTACGCTAAAGACAACTACATCCGTGGTCTTCGTGGAGCAGGTGGAGAAGAAGTTTTCCATATGTTTGTAACTCCTCAGCAAATGGCTAAGTTGAAACTTGATAGTGACTTCTTATCCAACGTTCGAAGCGCGGGTATCCGTGGGCCTAAGAACGAGTTGTTTGCAGGGTCTTCTAGTGTATTAGTAGATGGTGTTGTAATACATGAGTATCGTCATGTCTTCAATACTGCTAATGCTACAACTGGAACCTCTTCAAATGCTGGAGCTGCGGGCTACAAATGGGGTGCTGATGCTGATGTTAATGGTGCACGAGCTCTATTTTGTGGTGCTCAAGCCCTTGCGATGGCAGATATTGGCCTTCCTGATATTGTCGAAGATAACTTTGATTATGGTAACCAACAGGGTATCAGCATCGGTAAGATCTTCGGTCTTCGTAAACCAAAGTACAACAGTGATTACAACAGTTCCGTAGAGGATTTTGGTGTTATTGCTTTTGATACTGCCTACTAGGAGGACGTTTAGATGGCTACTACATTTACAGCCCCAGAAACATCGTCTAACTCTCTGTTCCAACCATTCCCTGATGGAATGATTGGCGTTAGAGAGACTACATGGGTAACTTCCGCAGCTTGGGTCTTGAACGATGTTGTTCAAATGGTCAAGGTGTTCGAGGGTGAGCGCGTCTTAGATGTGCAAGTTCTTATGGAAACAGATGCTGATACTAATGGCTCACCAGCCATTGTTATTGCAGTCGGAGATGGAGACGATGCTGATCGTTATATTTCCGCAAGCACTATAGGCCAAGCAGGTGGCTTTGTTCGTATTGGACAAGGTATTGATACCGCCGCTGAAGCCGCATCTATGCGACATACCTATACAGCTGACGACACTATTGATCTTAAAGTAACTACTGCACCCGCAACAGGTGTTGCTGCAGTAACTGTTACTATGAGAGTGATGATAGCTGGGTAAAAAAACTGTGACTCCCTCTTAATCGGGGGAGTCATTTTTAACTAAAGGAATAGTTATGAAAATTACTACAGATAAACACATAAGAGTAGCTACTTTATTTGGAGCTGTTGTGTTATTCGAACCTGGAGAAACTAAGGAAGTATCTTCTGAGATAGGATTACTTGCTCTACAAGAAGGAGCAACAGAGGTTAAAGATGCAGTTGAAAAAACAACTACAAGTTCTGTAATTGAAGTAGAGGATGTTGTAGAAGTTGCTGTAGAACCCGAAGAAACTACTAACAGATTTGAAAAACTAGTTGAAGTACTAGTTAAAATCAGAGATCAAGGTGATCCTGATAACTTTAAAGCAGATGGAACTCCCAGAGCTACTATCGTAAACAAAGCATTTGGAGAGGCGGTGTTAACCGACGAAAGAGAAGCTGCTTGGCAAGAAGCATTAAATTCACGTTGAGGTAAATTATGAGTGTTACTGCACAAAGCGTTGTAGACAGAGCCGAATTTATATTTCAAGATACTTCTAATATACGTTGGACTGCAGCAGAACTTATACTTTGGCTTAATGATGCACAAAGAGAGATTGCATTATTTAAACCAGATGCTACCGCTACAAATACTACCATCACTTTAGCCACTGGAACTAAACAGTCTATTCCTGCGGGGGGAAATAGGTTGTTAAAAGTAATTAGAAACATGTCTGCAGCTTCTGGGGGCACTGGAAAAACTGCAATACGGTTAGTATCTCGTGATGCACTCGATACACAAGAACCTAATTGGCATGACCCAACAGTAGCCGGATACTCTAAGCATACTAATATAGTTAAGAACTATATGTATTCTGAAGAAGATCCTAGAAACTTTTATGTGTACCCAGGAGTAGCGGGTAGTGCTTACATAGAGCTAGTTTATTCTGCAAATCCAGCTACGATTGCGATTGACGCTAATCTAGGCGTACCCGACGTATTTGCAAACGCTGTTTTAGACTATGTGTTGTATCGGGGTTACATGAAAGAAACTGAAACAGCCAGCCAACAACGTGCAGCTACACACTATCAATTGTTTTTAGCGTCTGTTAATGGAAAGACTCAAATAGACGATATCACTTCACCTAACTTTACAGGCTCTGTACCAGCAGGGCCAGCTGTAATGGGGCAAGTTTAAATGGCTACTACATATGAATCTTTACTGCCAGAAATACTTCCAATGGTACCGGGGTGTCCAGATGCTTTGGTTATTCAAAATATAAGATCAGCAGTGATTGAGCTGTGCGAAAGGGCTTCAGTCTATCAACATGAGCTAGACCCGATAAGTACTGTTTCAAGTGTGTACGAATATGAGTTTGATGCACCGTTAAGCACTAGTGTACATAAAATTGTATGGGGGGTTCTAAGTGGAGACGCACTAGAACCTGTTTCTAGCGGTATGTTAGAACAACGAGTACCCGATTGGCGTAACCAAACAGGAACTCCTGAATATATTATTAAAAATAACCTAACTACATTTTGGATCGCACCAGTTCCCAGTGCTAGTGCAGCTAATAGTTTGATTATTCGAGTAGCATTAAAGCCTACTTATACTTCTGTATCGTGTGATGACACAGTTATGTCTGACTATAGAGACACTATAATAAACGGAACTGTTGGTAGGCTATTAAGAATGCCATCAAAAGAATGGTCAGACGTTACTGCCGCCAGCGTGTACTATGGATTTTATAACGAAGGTGTTGTTGCTGCAGAGCAAAGAGCCCGCAGAGGAGATACACCAGCTGTTGGTAAAGTAGAATATGGTGGGTTAACTTCAAGTAAGAGGAGATACCAAAAGTATGCAGGAAGGCGACTGTCATTTTAAATATGAATCAGAAGAATGGAATTTACAAAAGGAGGAGCTTTTATATAAATGGTTAGGAGATGAACACGCTGTTATCTTTATTTTAACTATTGGTCAAATCACAGAAATCTGGGATGACTTAATAGACAAGGATAAACAGCTATCTGATGACCATATTAACGAAGTATTTATGCACATGCTTACTAGCCTTCCACTAAATCCTTTTTTTGATAGATATAAGTTGCAGTTAATACCTGTACTTATAGTTGGAATAAATGCGTGGATGGATGCAAATAAGTTAGAAAAAAAATCTAAAAATGATAAAGTGTTTGCTTACGTACTAAGAGATTATATTCTAGAGATAACAAACATGGCGGTATATTTGCTTAAAGGTAGAGAAGCTATGAAAGAATATAGTCTAGAAATTCGTTCGTTCTTTACTAAACACGAACCGTTGGATATATATTTGGAGAAATTAAAGTGAGTTTTGGCCCTTTTAAACCTAAAGCAAAAGAATACAAAGCTGGTCCACAAGAGAAAATGCAGGCAGCTGTAGGGTTAGCTGACTATAGAAGGCAGGCTGAAATTTATGACCCTGTTAATAAAGAGTTTATGAAACAAGCTGGAAAGGATTATGCAACTACTTATAGAGGGAGAGCAGCAGCAGACGCATCTCAAACTTTAACGCCAGATCTAGGTAGCTATCAAAATGTTATAGGCAGAGGTGGTACTGGATTTGACACGGGTGGCGATTATGGAAGCGCTTTATTAGGTCAAGGAACAGAAGCGAGTAAAGCAGCTTTAGCAGTAACTGCAGCATTAGAATCTGATGCGCTTAATAGCATTATAAATAAACAGGGTACTACTACTGCGGCTATTTCCCGAAGTGCGCAAATTGAACAGAGCAAGGCTTTATCAAGAGCTCGTGACAAACAAAAAGTACGTGATGCTTATGCAAGTGCTTTAGGAGAAATAGCGGGAGCCGGTTTTTCACAAGGTATGCAAAACAGACAAGATACTGGTAAATTTTTTACTGCAGGCGGTACTGGAGATTTTTCTGGGCAAAGTCGATATGCTCCCGGAACTATGGCTAGTAATCCCAATGCGGATTACGAATATTCAGGATTTAGTAGATTTACCGGTGGGGGTTCACCACTATCCCGCCGATATAACCCGAGGTAATGAGCATGTTTAGTCTTATGTCATCAGTTCTTGCATCACCTAATACTAATACAGAAGGTGCAAATAAGCAGTATGATTCGTCTTATCTAGATCAGTTTATGAGTGATGATCCAGAGGGAACTCTTGCAGGTATTACTAGAGATGAATATTTAAAGAGACTAAATACTTCAGATAAGTTTGAAAGAGATGCGGTTAATAAGGCATTAACAGATACTAGTTTAATAGATGAAGCTAAAGAATCTGCTGCAAGAACTCCTCAGTTAACCAGAGACATTGTTCGTAGAAATCAGGAAAGGTTTGGGGTGTCCCTTACTCCAGCCCAACAGCTAGCCCAGCAAAACAGAATTACTCAGTCTACTACTTTAGGTGGTATAGGTGCAGTTAACCAAGCTAGGTTAGATCAACAAGAACAGAATACAACTTCTTTAGGTAGATTATTATCTGCGGCTAACAACAGTTATTCTCAAGCTATGGGCTTATTAGGTGATGCTTCTGCAAATGCAGCACAACGCAAAGCCGCATATAATGCAGCTAAGGCT